TTGGGTCGGTGGTGACGCTTGGATCAGTGATGACGCTAGGGTCTATGGTAACGCTGAGGTCACTGATAACGCTAAGGTGTATGATGACGCTAAGGTCACTGGTAACGCTTGGATCGGTGATGACGCTAGGGTCTATGGTAACGCTTGGGTCTATGATGACGCTAAGGTCTATGGTAACGCTAAGGTCTATGATGACGCTAAGGTCACTGGTAAAGCTTGGGTCTATGATGACGCTAAGGTCTTTGGTGACGCTGAGGTCACTGATAACGCTAAGGTGTATGATGACGCTAAGGTCACTTTTAGCGCTGGGGTCACTGGTAACGCTAAGGTCACTGGTAACGCTAGGGTCACTGGTAACGCTAGGGTCACTGGTAACGCTGAGGTCTTTGGTAACGCTGAGGTCACTGATAACGCTAAGGTGTATGATGACGCTAAGGTCACTGGTAACGCTTGGATCGGTGATGACGCTGATGTATATGGTGACGCTAGGGTCTATGGTAATGTTAACGTCACTGGTAACGCTAAGGTCTTTGGTAACGCTAAGGTCACTGGTAACGCTTGGATCGGTGATGACGCTAGGGTCTATGGTAACGCTAGGGTCTATGGTAGCGCTGGGGTCACTGGTAACGCTAGGGTCACTGGTAACGCTGAGGTCTTTGGTAACGCTGAGGTCACTGATAACGCTAAGGTGTATGGTAACGCTAGGGTCTATTATGACGCTGAGGTCTATGGTGACGCTAGGGTCACTGGTAACGCTGAGGTATATGGTAACGCTGAGTAAGTTCCCAACACGTGGCGACCGAAATATTATTGAGTTGACATCGTTGTAAAATAGTATAAATTAATAATATTATGGAAATAAAACACCAACCGCTATTCGACACTAACAAAATCGTTTCACATTATACCGAAAAAGATGGTGTTCCTGTAAAATATGTTTGTACTAGCGCTTTGGGAAGTGAAGAATTTGCGATGGACATCTTCCATCGTGATACGCCTCACCCAAAGTTTGGCAATCGTTATTTTGGTTTATATCAAAGTCCAGTGAGTGGTAGTCTTATGATTACCAATGCGGATAGGATTGAAAATGTAGAATTTGGTATGATACAGGATGATGAAAACAATCTTCACTATTCAGCTCACAGACACGACTACAAGGTTGTAGATGAGAAAATGATTGACGGCGGCCGCGCTTATGTTAAATCTAATACTAGTACTATTATCATGCGTTTAAAGAACGGTGAGTTTTATAAAGCTGACATCAAATAAATTTAAATAAACAAAACTCAAGATTATGATTATAATTGATTTCTCAGGTATTGCTGTTGCAGCTGCCTTTTCTCAAAAACAACCAGCTGATCTAGATCAAGGCTTGATTCGTCATATGATTCTCAACTCTCTTCGTATGCATAACGCGAAAAATCGCGGAGTATATGGTGAAATGGTTATTACATGTGACAGTAGCAGTTGGCGTAGAGAAGTTTTTCCGGAGTATAAAGCATCAAGAAAAAAGAACCGTGAAGCATCCAGTGTTGATTGGAATAAATTTTTTACAATGGCGAACACTGTACGTGATGAGATTGAAGAAAATTTTCCATATCCGGTAATCACTGTTGATCGCGCTGAAGCTGACGACATCATTGGAACACTTGTTTTAGATTCTCAAGAGTTTGGTTGTAATGAAGAGATACTGATTGTTTCGGGTGATAAAGACTTTCTACAACTTCAAAAATTCTCAAATGTTAAACAATATAGTCCGGTTCAAAAGAAATTTTTGAAGTGTGGTGATCCTCATCGATACCTCTTTGAACACATCTGTAAGGGTGACTCAAGTGATGGAGTTCCAAACGTTTTAAGTTCGGATAATACATTCACCGAAGAACTCAGACAAACACCTCTTCGAGCAAAGAAGATTGATGAATGGTGGGAAGATCGCAACAACCTACAAGATTCTATGGATCCTGATGTATGGCGAAACTTTCAAAGGAATGATTGGATGATAAATCTTGATAAAACTCCAAACGATATCCGAGAAAAAGTTAGAAACCAATTGAAGGAGCAGGGTTCAAAAAAGAATAACAAAATTCTCAATTATCTAATTACCAACCGTTGCGCTCTTCTGGTTGAATCAGCACAGGAATTTTTTGTAAATAAATAAAATAGTATGAAAGATAAAATTACACTATTGCCACATGAAGTCTTCTCGAATGTTCAAAAGATCGAAGATCGTGATCAACGAATCGACTATCTAAAGAAAAATGGATATAAACAAGTTAAAACAATTCTACAATTGGCTTATAATGACAAAGTAGAGTTGGACTTTCCAGAAGGAGCTCCTCCTTACAAAGAAAATGATGAGGTTCGTTTTCCTATCGTAAGTATGAATCGTGTATTCAAGAATATTGGGAATTGCACCAAGCAGGCCAAATATTCAAAGATTCGAAAGGAACGTTGGTTCATTGGAATTCTCGAAACGTTGTCTGCTAAAGATGCAAAGATTCTAATTGCTGCAAAGGATGGTAAACTCTCCACGTTTGCGGATAAGAAATATTCTAAGATCACAAAGAGTTTGGTAAAAGATACCTTTCCGGAAATTTTGTGATTTACATTATCACAGTTTTTGATATTATCACACTGTGAACATTTTTATTCTTGATGAAAATCCGCGTATTGCCGCGGCAATGCATTGCGACAAACACGTGCCGAAAATGGTAGTTGAGTCGGCACAAATGTTGTCAACCGCTCATCGTATCTTGGATGGTGTAGAAACAAAGAGGAGATCTCGAAGTGGTAAAACTATGGCCAAGTATTATATGCTTGGAGATAATCGAGAACACTATCTTTATAATGCAGTTCATTTCAATCATCCATGCACAATATGGACTCGGGAATCAACCCAAAACTATTTGTGGCATTACGAACTCTTTTGTTGTCTTTGTGACGAGTACACGAAAAGATATGGAAAGATTCACCTCACCGATAAGTCTCTACGAGAACATTTGAAACCAACACCCAATAACATACCTGATATCGAAATGACTCCATTTCGTTTGGCCATGAAAAGCAATCCGGAATGTATGGATGAATCAAACCCCGTTGAATCTTATCGAAAATTTTATCTAACTAAACAAAACCGCTTCAAATTGGAGTGGAAATATACACAAACACCTCACTGGTTTCAAACATGCCAAACTACGACTATCGCTGCTTAAAGTGTGACAAAATCGAAGAACGATTTATCACTATCGCAAAAAAGGATGATCCTCTTCAATGTTCTTGTGGAAAGAATGGAGAACTAAAGCGTATGGTATCCAATCCAACGATCAGCTCCGATACAATCAATCCCATTCGAAGAGCTGGATCGGGATGGAATGATGTTCTTAAAAGAATAAAGAAAAACTCGGGTGCAAACAACATTGAACACTACTAAATTCAGAGATCTTCATCTAAGTGGGAATCTTTCCTTCGCCGAAAAGAATGCTTTCAGTTTGGAAATCTGCCACGAGCTCATCCAAAATTTCAATAATGAGGAATATTGGTCTGACCCAAGGTGGAAACAGAAGCAGCTCCGCGACAGACTCTCATGGCTTCGTCATCAGGAGAAAAAACTCCGGAAATCGCGTGCTAAAATAATTAAGAAGATGATCGATACCGATTTGGATCACTTGATGCCTGAGTTGAAGAAAGAGGAAAAATTTTTGAGTGCTGAAATTGAGAGTATCGTTGAGAATAGAGGAGATGTTGAAACTGAACTACTAAAATGAAGAGAAAGACTAAGCCCACGAAGAAAAACGAATATCGCGAATACGATTCTTTCGAAAAATCTCGTCGAAAGAATATACGATTGAATAAAAAGAAAAGTAAGTATAGTGAATTTTAATCATGATCCAATTGATCTACCTTACGAAGATTTGGTTTCGGAAACAACCGAAAATGGTAGAACCTACATTACCCCCGAAGGAAATAGGTTAAAATCTATTACTACAGTTCTTGGCGCAACCACTCAACATGG